CCACGGCGTTGCGGATCTGGCGTAGGGCGGTATCGAGATCGTCCGCAGCGAACTCGACTTCGACGTTCAGGCGCATGGTCCCGCTGGTGGCCTCAGCCCGCAGCTTGACCGTTACTGCGTTGTCCAACTGGCTCTCCCCGCATGATCGGGGCGACCACCGTGTCCCAGGTTGGGTTGGTAACCACCCGCCCCAAGATGTGTGTGGGTCCCTTGGCGATGTAGCGGTCGTGCTGGCCGATGAACAGGCGGCGGATCTCGCGGGCATTGGGGTCGATGCGGTCGCCTGGGTCCAGCAGATCGAGCGCTGGCGGCATGCCCTCCTCTGGCAGTTGCGTGGGGTCCCCCGGTGCCAGGTCGACGTACAGCCGTCCGAGCACCTCCAGCGAATCGCGGATGCCCTTGAGCGCCTCGGGGGTCAGGCGCGGGCCTGTTCGGGTTTGACCCTCCTGCTCGCTGCGTCGGTCCTGCTCCTGCATCAGGTACACGATGTTGACCGGCAGCATGTTGAAGTTGCGCTGCCACTCGGAGCACAGCGCTCCAACCTGGCCCCAGCCCCGCCAATCGTGCGGGTTCTTGGGGATCGAGTCGACGTACTTCGAAAGCCGCGCGGGATCGGACGGGTGGTAGTTACACACCTGGCCGACCGCCAGATCCTGGACCCTACTCCATGTGTCCCACACCAGCGTGGTCACCGTACCTCTGCCGGCTTGTGCGCGCAGCCAATCGTAGATGACCCAGATGTGCGACCAATCCCTGATCTTGAGCGCCCGGTAGTGCTTGAGCGTCGAGATCGGGCGGAGGTTCTCGTCGTCGACGCTCACGTACAGCACCCGCTCCGTGTTGGGCATGGTCGAGGCGAAGGTCGTCTTGCCCGCGCCGTTCGGCCCGTAGACGCCCAACCGTACGTGGGTGAGCGCCTGCATGCGGTCGGCGGGGACGAACAGATCGACGATGCTCACCAGTCCCGTCTCCCTGCGCCGTACAGGTCGTCGGTCTGCGCCACGAGGTACTCCTCGCGCAGCGCGGGCGACTTCCTACCAAGCTGGTACTCGCGCATGCACAGCTTGCCGTACGGACAGAACAACCGGCAGTCCAGGAGGTTGATCGAACGCGGGTAGTGCTTGCGATGATCCGACTCCAGGATGCCGCGCACCACGCCCGCTACGTCCTTGAGCGTGACCTCGGCGTTATCGTCGGGGCGCATGGTCGGGTAGCGCTGGAACCAGTCCCCGTCCGAGACCACCCGCTGACGGACGAACTCGATGTACTCCTCGTCCGCGCCCTTGGCGCGCATCTCGGCTTCGGTGGCCTTGAAGTGACGTGCCCGGGTGGCCTTCTGCTCGTCACCCGCGTACAGGTGGCCATCGTTCTTGACCCGCAGGCTGGCTCCAGGTCGCGTGCCGATGTAATCGAAGATGATGCCGGTGACTTCGATGCCGACCTTGCGGCACTCGATGTACTGCAGCATGGTCTGTGGGTCGACCGTGCGCCAGTCCGAGTCTGGGATCTCCTGGGTGGTCTTGCGCTCCCAGATCCACATGCGGCCGTGCCTGTCACGCTTGAGCACATCCACCGAGGATGTCAGCGACAGCTTCGGCGTGGCATTCCACCGAATGTGCTCCTCGCTACCGGCGAGTTCCCAGGGTCCCAGCGGATCGTCGCGACCCGACCAGTACGCCAGGTAGTCCGAGACCAGGTCGTGGGTCTCGCGCTGGAGCGTCTCGACCTGCTCCTGCTCCACGTCGTGCAGCAGCGCCCACTGTGCCATCTGCATGAGTTCGGTGTCCCATGCCTCGCCCTGATCCGCTAGCTGCAGGCAGCGGTGGATCCAGATGCCCCGGCGCATCACCGGGCGAACGTCCCGTGGCAGCGGGACCAGTCCTTCCACCCACCTGTACTCGTACTTCTTGAGACAGCGGGCGGCGTCATTGAACGCGCTCGTACTGAGCGACAACGCTTCCATATTCCCCTCCTCGGTGCTGCTCCAGCAATCAGCTACAACGGCAGCAACAGGTTTGGATACTGTAGCAAACTCAGTTAGTGTTTGTCAAGTCTGGGATTTCAACTCCCAGCCCCCATGGTCCGGCCGAAACCTCCACTTCGATCAGGCCTGGCGGCAGCCGCAAGCCGAGTGCCCGCAGCGCCATGGGGGCGTTGAGCATGCCCGTGCGGATGCGCTCGATCTCGCCGCGCGCTTTGGGTACGGGCACCTGAAACAGCAGCGCGTCGTGGATCATCCCCACAATGTGCATGCCGGCTTTGTCGAGCCCGATCATGGCCGCGACCGTGATGTCACTCGCCAGCGACTGCGGCTCCGCGTTGATACCGGAGCGGATGGCGTCCTTCTGCCCGTACAGCGCGTCGGGCAGGCGGCGGATGCGTCCGAGGGGCGTCTGCGTGTAGCCGCGCCGCTCCAGCCTCGCCGCCGTGAACTGGTGCCAGCGCGGAAACTCGGGGTAGCGCTCGCGGAACAGCCGCCACAGCCGCGTCGCCTCGCTCAGCGTCCACAGGATTTCGAACACCTTCCAGGCGTACTCCTGCAGGCCTTCGGGCGAGATCATGTATAGCTGTGCCAACACCGGGACCTTGCCCATCTCCTGGCGCTCTTTCTTGGTCACCTGACCGATGGGCTTGCTCAGCGCCAGGCCCGCGAACTCGCTGTAGCTGTCCAGCCCCGTGCGGAAGGCCCACAGCATGCTGCGGCGGTCGACGGCCTCCCACACCTCTGGTCTGCCGGCTGCCATCCACGCGCACAGCCGCGCTTCGATCTGACGGTAGTCCGCCTGTACCAGCACGTGACCCTGCGGCGCGCTGAAGATAGGGCGTACACTCGTGTCCCGAGGGATCGTATGGAAGAAACTAGCCAACCGCCCAGTTTCGACGCTGGTTGTGCGCATTTCGGGGTGGAAGCGCCCGTCAAAGCTAAGCTTCGTGTAACGATTCGCGGGGGTGAAATACGTGCTTATCTTCTTCCTTGGCCGCCGGCAGTCAAGGATGAGACGGGCATCGGGATACTTGAGCCCGAGGGTCTTCACAGTTGCCTCGTCTGTCGAGGGGTGCTTCTTTCCCATCTTGATTACCGGCAGCTTGAGGTCTTCGTAGAGCCACTGGGCGACCTGAGCGCTTGAGGCGGGGTTGCTGACGGGCACCAGCGCGTCGGCCGCGTCGCGCTCGCGGATGGCCTGACGCAGCAGACGGGCGGCGCGCGAGCGGTTGACGAAGATGCCGCGCGCCACCAGGCGCTCCAGAGCCCTGAGCTTGGGCATCTCCAGCACTTCGAAGTAGCGGTGCAGGATGCCGTCTTCCTGCAATCGGTCGCTGAGCATCTCCGCCAGCAGGTACGTCGCGGCGGCGTCGTAGCCGTTGTACGGGTACAGATCCTCCAGCGGGTGGTACTTCCTGGCGTCGATGTCCCAGTCGGGCCACCCCAGATGTGCTCTACCGGCCCACTTGAGGCTCTTGGGCGCGTTCTCGTCCAGAAGCTGCAACGCGAGCATGGTGTCGAACGTCGGGCGGGCAAGCTGCCCTGTCACCCGATACCACACCAGGTCGTCGAACATGCCGTTGTGCGCGATGCGGGTCGTCGGCCCGGTGCGCATCAGCGGCATGATGTTCTTCATCCAGGCCTGGACTCCGGTCGACCAGGCCGCGTCCACGTCGGGGTGGGAGATGGGGACGACTACCCCATCCATTCCCGAAAAGCTGAAGGCAATGGTGTAGGGCGTGAAGCGTCGGTCCCACCAGTTGCCGACAGTGGTCTCGAAATCATACGAGATAACCGGCTCGTTCCTAAGCTGCCGGTCCAGAGCCTGAAGTCCCCGCCCCGTTGATATAAGATCGACACGAACAGGCGGAGTGTTGGGCGGCGGCTGAAGATCACCACGTACGAGCCGTCCGAATCGAAAGATATCCGCGCGCCAGGCGTCCTCTCGACCACGATTCCGAAGGATCGCTGCCGGGTGAAAAGCGGGTAGCACCCAGCAGGCGTACTTGGCGGACCAGATTTCTTTGCCCGCGATAGCACCGACCGTGCCTTTGCCCAGCAATCGCTGAGTCGGAATGTTGCCCAGAGCGAGAATGAAAGCTGGACGAACATCACGCAGTTCCTCCTCAAGGTAGTCGCGGCAGGCGCGGGCGTATTCCATGTCGGGCTCGGCCACACACTTGAACGCGTTGGTCAGATACGCGCGGCGTACCCCGGCTTGGCGCAGTGCTTCCTTGAGCAGCGCGCCTGACGGCCCAACGAACGGTCGGTTCTCAGCGTCCTCCCTGCCGCCAGGGTTGATGCCCACGACCACGGCTACCGGCCCCTGCCACTCGGGGTCGTCGGTCCACCACTCGCCCCAGACGCAGGTGTTGAGCACGGTGCCCCCGAGGGGGCACAGTCGGCAGTCAGGATTCCTCGGCATTCGCCTCTCGCAGTCGGCTGTACTTGTCCAGCAGGACGAGCATCAACTCGCGCGCTCGCTTGCCCGGGTGTTTGAGGCGCGCCTTGCCGTGCCGCGCGGCCTGCGCGCCCGAGGCGAACAGCGACACCGTAGCCGTTGGGATCTTGAACGGGAACACCCGCCGCGCCAGGAGCGCGTACTCCCCTTGCTGTGAGCCATGCACCACGGCCCAGCCGTGGCACGCCAGATTGGGGCGGGCGTGGCAGCCGAACCACATCAGCGGCTGGTACGCGGTGGGCTTGTCGTACTCGGGCAGCTTGTCGTACTCCTCGGCGGACCACACCCCGCTGGGCACGTCCTGCCGGTAGGGGCAGGACTCGCACGGATCAGCGGCGACCCTCACGCGATGTGCTCCAGCTTGCGGCCGTCCTCGCGGTTGAGGTACTTGAGCAGCAGCCTGGCCATATCGACCATCGAGGCTCCCGCCTTGAGACCGGCTAGCTGCAACTCGTCATGCGTGCCGTTGGCCAGCAGGTACAGCACCTGCACATTGGTGGTGGTCCCGATGCGGTGCACGCGGGCCAGCATCTGCTCCCACTGGATGACAGACGGCGTGAGTGTGTACATGATGATCGTGTTGGCCTTCGAGAGCGTGATGGCCACGCCGCCCGCCTGGTACTGCAGGAGCATCACGCCATTGTGCTCCTCCTTCTGGAACCAGTCTTCGGCCTCCGACCGCTTGCCCGCCGAGATCGAGCCGTCGATCACGCGGAACGGCCGCTCGCGCTTTTCCAGTGCCGCCTTGAGCCGGGCTATGTCTTGCCTGAATCGGCAGGCGACCACGATCTTCTCGTCGTCGCGCTGGTCGATCAACTCCAGGGCCGCGTCGGTCTTGGTCGTGCCGATATCCACCGTGTCCCCGACCTCGTTGGTCACGTGCCCGGCTGCGATCTGATCCAGGCGCATGATCTGCGTCAGCACGATGCTGGCGTTGGCCTCGGTCTCGTCATGAAGCTCGGCGCGCAGCGTCGACTCCATCGAGTCGTACGCCTTCTGCTCGCGGGGCGACAGGTCGAGCGGCACCTCGGTGACGATGGGCTCGGGTAGGCCCAGCACCGACTTGGCCACCGCGTGGACGTACGGGGCCATGGCCTCCACGAGCTTCTTGTAGCCGTCGCCTTTGGTAACGTAGGCACCCCTGGAGTCACGCACCGCCCAGTTGCCGTTGGGACCGGCGAGCACCATCACCTGGGAGCGGTACTCTCGGAACTGCTGACGGAAGATCGGCTCGGCGGGTGAGATGATGCGGAATTGTGACCACCAGTCCAGCGGGCTGTGCGCGGGTGTACCCGACATCAGCAGCTTGAACTTGCTGCCGCCCGCGATCTTCCACGCGGCACGGGTGCGGCCCGTGTTGGGTGACTTCACGTACTGGGCTTCGTCGAGCACCAGCAGATCGGGCTCCCAGGCCAACAGCCGATGCAGCCGGTCGGTGCCCGTGCGGCGCTGGCGACGCGGGTCGTCGCTCTTGGGATCCTTGATGCGGTCGTACGTGGTGACGCACACGTCCGTGTCCGCCTCGGGCAGGTCGAACGTGACCTTGGTGCCTGGCAGCCACTTCTCGAACTCGCGACGCCACACGCCCTGTGCCACCACGGGGGCGACCACGAGCGTACGCTGTGACTTGAGGGTGTGATGCAGCGCAATCGCGCCCAACGTCTTGCCCATTCCGGCCTTCCACTGGAGGTAGAAGCCGCCGTGATCGAGCAGTTTGTGGTGGGCCGCGAGAATGCCCTCGCGCTGGTAGGGGAACAGCGATGAGCCGTTTGGCATGGTGTGGGTGTGCTCCTTTCGGGGAATCTGTTAGCATGTCAGTCTGCCATCCACTTGCCGACCGACTGCCACCTATCCTACACTATCTCGGTGTCGGTTGTCAAGCCATAGGGCCGGACATGAAAGGACGAATTTGATGGTAACTGAGTCGCGTACGGAGAACACGGTACGCTTCAAAGGTTGGATGACGGCTGAGGAAGCCGCCGATTATCTAGGTGTCGGACGAGATTACATCTATCGCCTGAAGGGCGTCTACGAGGCGGGCGGACAGGGATTGCCCGGCTTCCGCCTGGGAGACAGCGGGCGGGCGCTCATGTTCCGCATCGCTGATCTCGACGCGTACAAGAAATCCCACCCGAACCTGGGCAAGCTGCGCGCTCCCGCGTCGGACGATGACACGGAGGAAGACGCCGAAGCCGAGACACAAGAGCCCGAAGTTACCCCGGCACAGGGTAGCTAGGTGATGCTGCCCGCGCCTGCACAGTCTGGTACGCCTGCGCTGCTGTACTACCTGGGCCTGGGCATCAACGCGATCCCGCTGGGCGTTGGCCAGAAGGATCCCTACCGGTCGGTACTGGGCGGGCAGTGGAAGACGTTTCAGACCACGCGCATCTCCACCACGCAGGCGAACGCGTGGGTCCAGCTAGCCGATCCGCAGCACGGCGTCGGCCTGATCTGTGGCAAGATCAGCGGCGGGCTGGTGTGCCTGGACGCAGACCACGACGCGTTCGCGGCGTGGCTGCTGGATCATCGCGATCACCCGCTGCTCGTCGGCACGTGGGTGGTCGAGACCGGTTCGGCCAAGGTGCACATCTGGGTGCGGACGCACAAGCCGCCCCAGGTTCACGCCTGGTACCTGCGCCAGGGACTCCGCGCAGGGGAGGTGCGGGGCGAGGGCAGCTACGCGGCTGCCCCGCCCTCCATCCATCCCAGCGGCAAGCGCTACGAGAGCCGCCAGGGCTCACCGGAGAACATGCTGGTGGTCGACGATGTCGACGCGCTGGCACGCTCGCTGGCGGACGCGTACCTGCTCACCAACCCCACCGATGTGCCCACGCCGACCAACGACAAGAGCTATCGCGTCCTGGATCCCAACCCCGAGCAGATAGCCGAGATCGGTTCCCGGGTACTGGCGGCACAATTCCCGCGCAAGATCCGCGACGCGCTGCTGAAGCCTGGCTGCCAGGACGTGAACCACGCCTACTGGCAGGCGTGCGACTCGCACAGCGAGATCGACTTCGCGGTGGTGTGCGCCATGGTGCGCAAGGGCTGGTCGTCGGACGAAGCCGAGTGGATCTTTGCCGGCTCCCTGCTGGCAGCCAACTGCTACGCCAACAAGCAGCGCCACGGCTCGAAGGGCTTCGCGTACTGGAAGACGACGTGGGACGCCGCCCAGGCGGCGGTCAACCAGCAGGTCGCCGCGTCGCGCGTGGCCACCGGGGCCAACTTCAAGGTGATCCAGGCCGTGCGCGTCGGCAACTACAACCCGCGTTTCCGCCTCAAGCTGGAGACGATGGGCAACCCTGGCGGCGAGCGTCTCATGCGGGTGACGGTCTCGACCGAGGAGCTAGCGAACGAGAAGGGGTTCCAGTTGGCGTGTATGCGGCAAGCCTTCTGGCAGCCCCTGTTCGCTGCGGGACAGCGCGGGCGTGACTTCCAACAGTTCACCGGCGCGGTACTGACGATGGTCACCGACCAGGTTGGTGTTGCCCGAGAGTTTACTACAACCGGCTGGCGAGAGGCAAAGCTCATCCGCTTCCTGGAGATGTGCGCCGACCGCGTGCCCGCCGAGCGCGGCATGGTGTCCATGGGCTGGGCCGAGGATGGCGTGTTCTACGTGATGGGCGAGGAGCTTTACGCGGCCATCCGTGCCCACGACCGGAGCATGACCAACGAGCAGTTCATGGACTGCGTCATGTCGGTTGCGGAGACGCGGGAGGTGGTGTACCGCTTCCCGAGTGGGCAGGCGATGCGCGTGCTGCGGCTGGTGCCCCGGCCTGGGCGACTCTCTCTCGCGCTCGCTTCTCCCGATGCCGACGACGACGGCAATTGAGGCACACGCGCCAGCCCTGGGGGGTGACCTTGAGGTTGTCCCCCGCCAGCGCCAGGCCGCATGTCGAGCAGTGCGTCTTACGGGAGTTCTCCCCCGCAGGGGAGATCCCGCGCCGCGTGTTTTCGGGCTTACTGATCGCCTCAAGGTGATCAGGCCGCACGCAACGTCTCAAGTTGAACGGATGGCCGATGTGATCGACCACGAAGTCTTCCGGTATCGGACCGACCCAGCGCTCGTAGGCCAGCACATGGGCGAGTTGCGAGTTGATGTCGTGGTGCGGCTTGAAGCGGCCGTAGCCGTCCTGCTTGTTGACGTGACCGGTCCACACCCAGTGGTCCTCGGTCTTGCGCACCCGCTCATCGAACTTGTCGTGGTCGCCCGTGCGCCAGCGATACATCAGGCGAAGAAGCCCTCGTAGGGCGTGCCCTCGCTGGCGTACTCCAGCTTGAGCACATTGCGGTGGCGGGTCGCGCCGACGTACGCCACGCAGCCCTCTGCCGGTCGCCCCGCTGAGGTGAACGACGCCTGGTAGGGCAACGTGCCCCACGAGGTGATCAGGTGCACCGTGTCCGCTTCCTTGCCTTTCGCGGAGTGAATGGTACCCACCCGCAGCTTGGGCGGGATCACGAACGCTTCTCTGCCGGCCTTGGCCAGCACCTTGAGGAAGTAGTTGCCGCGCTTGAGGTGGTACGGCGCTGCCTGGGCGTCGAGCCCCCACACCGCTTGCATGTCCTCGTTGGAGAGCAGCAGGTCGGGGTCGCTCTTGGCCAGCCGCGCCAGGCGCGCCTTCTCCCCGCGCAGGATCCAGTTGGGCTCCATCTGATCCGCGACGAGCGCCATCGACGCCACGGGGATCGCGCCGCGCTCGCGCAGCCGCAGCAGCGCACGGAAGGCGTCGGCGGCTTTGGTCTCCAGCGGCCCGCCGCCCCGGATGTAGCCGTACGGCACGCCCCACGTCTCGAAGTCGGCGGTCACCGTGCTGAGCAAGCGTTGGGTGCGCGCCAGCCAGAACTCGGAGCCGTCGTCGTGCTCGCCCTGGCCGATCCCGGTCCAGCTTCCC